GGTCGCGCGCTCAAAGCAATCATCTGGGTGATGAAGCGTCGGGAAGACCCAAACTTTACTTTTGAACAGGCTGGCGCATTGTCGCTTGCTGAGGCTTCGGCTGTGTTCACTGGAGACCCACAAGACCCAAAAGACTAATCAGGAAGGAACAAGCTCGGAGAATGGCAGAGTTTTGCCTGGCAACTGGTATCAGTCCAAGCGAATACAAACTGCTAACTCTTGATGAACTAGCTGAGTTTCTGCTAGCGCATTCAAAGGGCTTAGGTGTCAAATCATGGCCGCTTTAACATTCAAGTTTCTAGCGAATGACGCAGGCCTGAAAAAGGGCATCAAGGATTCCAAGAAGCAACTGTCTACCCTCGACAAAGCCACGAAGAAGATTGGCAACTCGATGAAGGCCGCGCTGGGCGGTGTCGGTCTTGGCATTGGTCTGGCGTCAGTTGTTTCGGGCTTGAAGGAAGCGGCTAAGGCAGCCGTCGAGGATCAGAAGAGTTCCGCACTCCTGGCGAATACTTTGCGCAACGTCACCGGCGCATCCGATGAACAAATCGCGAGCATCGAGGCCAGAATCTCGGCCATGCAAACCGAGTTGGCAATCGCTGACGATGAACTGCGCCCAGCCTATTCGAAGCTTGTGGGCGTGCTCGGCAACACTGACGCCGCTTACGAAGCGTTAGGTCTAGCAGCAGACGTTGCAGCAGGCACAGGCAAAGACCTCGGCTCGGTCTCGGCTGCGCTCTCGAAGGCTTTTGCAGGTAACACAACCTCACTCAACAAGTTGGTGCCCGGACTGGACAAGTCTGGCGACCTTCTTCTGCAGCTGCAGGAACGGTTCGCAGGCGCGGCTAAAACTGCAGCCGATAACGACCCATTTACGCGCATCAACATCATCTTTGGCGAACTACAAGAACAACTTGGCACTTATCTCTTGCCATACCTCAAAGCCTTTGCCGAGTATCTGGCAAGTGAAGAGGGCGCGATCTACATGCAGAACCTTGTCGAGAACATTGGCAAGTTCGTGGTTGGGCTATCCAACGCGGTTCAGTTCCTCGGTAAGAACTGGGAACTTATCAAGAACATCGCTCTTACTTGGGCGGCGGTCACTGTAGGCATCAAGGCGGCGCAGGCAGCAATGCTTCTTTACACCGCTGCAACTGGCATCGCCACTGGTGCGACTGCAACACTGGGCAACGTCATGAAGAAGTCTGGTTGGCTTGCCATCGCTTTGATTCTTTCGAGCTTGTTTGCCGACGCGGCGATGAGCGACATTGACTACGGCGACATAAGTCTGCCAGAAGTGCCCCAACAGTTGGGAAGCGCGCTGACTGGAACGGAATCAGACCCCCTAGCGATTCTCAAGGCGCAACTTGCAGGCATCACCATGACCAGCACCAAGGGTCTTGACAAGGTTGGCAAAGCCATCGACAAGGTTGCAGAGCGCATGAAGAAGGCTGCAGCGAGCATCAAAGAGTCTGGCCAGCAGTTCCGCGACTCGGTTGACCTAGCCTTTGGGTTGAACGATTCTGGCACACGCTTCAGCACTGAGAGATTCATCCGCCAACTTACTCGAGCAGTTGAAGCCGCCAAGAAGTTGCCTGCGCTTCTAGCCAAGATTCGCGCTGGTAAGACCACCGGGTCGACTGACATCGTGAACCAGTTGGCTGGTATGGATCCGATGCAAGCTGCAGCGATTGCTGAAGGCTTGCTCTCGAGTGGCCGTCTGCAAGAAGTCGGTTCGCTACGCAACCAGTTGAGCCTGGCAGGAATGCAGACCGCTTTAGCTGGTGGGGGTTCGTCGACTTACAACATCAACATAAACAAAGCCAACATCAGCCCGACCGAGATTGTTAACCTAATCAAGTCTTACGAGCGCAGCACAGGCAAGAAGGTGCTTCTTGGCTAACGACGTTTTCGACATCAGCGCAGACATACGCGTCGAGATTGAAGCGTATGACTCCGACGTGATGATCTGGTCAGTTTCGCGCTGGGATGAAGCCAACTGGTCTTCGGGTTCCGAGGTTGAAGCCTGGCAAGAACTAACTTGCTCAGTTGCGTCGGTCTCAATCAGCAACGGCATCGGTCTCGAGCAAGGCTTGATTCGCCCAGAACCAGCCACCGCGACCATCGTTTACCAAAACGACCTTTATGACCCCTTCGTGAACTCGACGATTCGCGCTGGAACGCCTGTGCGCGTTCTTGTACGCCCCAACCCCGACACTGCACCGCTTGTCTGGGAGTTGCTCTACGAGGGTAAGATTGACACCGCTGACGCGTCTTATAACTACAACTGGGTAAACACCGTCACCTTGAACTGCGTCACCTACATGCGCGACATCCTCAACTTCACAAGCATCGACGGCATGACCACAGCTGCATCCGTTTACGCCTACGAGTACCTCGACGAAATGAACGTGCTCGGTGGCTTCGACATCAGAACCTCGACCGCTCCAGCACTTCGCGGATACTTGCTCGACGGCATCTCAAGCATCGACCCGGTGCCCTTTGGCGACATCGTGAATCAGTTGCTCGACACTAACCTTGGTGCGCTCGTTTACAGGCCACGCAACGACTCACGCGCATCTTGGTATTACACCGACGTCGAGATTGGTGATCTAGACACTCGAGATGTAGACGTTGCGTTCCAGGCATACACCAGCGCAGATGCCAATCGTTCAGACTTCAGCGACATTTCTATCGGCATCGACACCGACCGAGTGGTCAACACAGTCAACTTCACGACGACACTTGGCTACTCGAACTCGGTCTCGAATAGCGACTCGATTGCGCTTCTAGGTTCAATCGCTCTCGATGTCGAGACACTGCACTTCAACGATGCAGACGCAGACCTCTGGGCTGACGAGTTCACTTTTGCACTGCCACAGCGTCGAGTGTTGTCGATACAAGCCCCAACCGTTTTGCGTGCCGGACAAGTCAACGAGAACCTGCTGCGCGAACCGCTAGACGTCGCTTCGGTGTCGGTGGACAACGCAAACATTACTATTGAAGAGAGATACTTCATCTCGAGAGTTCAGCACGACATCACCCCCGATTCGTGGGATACAACCTTAGACCTTTGGATTGGAAGATAATGCCACGCAAAACATTCACGGCCGGCACGCTTGCCACAGCTTCAGACGTAAACACTTATCTAATGGATCAGTCAGTCATGACTTTTGCGTCTGACGCAGCTCGAACCACCGCGTTGCCCACTCCAAGCGAAGGCATGGTCACTTACCTAAACGACACGAACACCTTCGCCGTCTACAACGGAAGCGCATGGGTTCCGATGGGAACAGAGTGGACAACTTACACGCCAACCCTAAACAACGTCACACTAGGTTCTGGCTACACGCTAACAGCTGCATACGCTCAAATCGGTAAAACCGTTCTAGTCAACTTTTACTTCGCGCTAGGCGCGACAAGCGCAATCACTGGTGACGTGAACTTTAGCCTGCCAATCAACCAGGCCTCGAGCAACAAGTCAGGCTCGGCTGGACTTTGCGCAATCACGGACTCATCGACAGGCACACGCTACCCAGGCACAGTCTTGCTGTCGGGAACGCCTGGCAACGCATTTATTCGCGTTGGTAACGCTGCAGGCACTTACCTAACTCAAGTTGCCGTCAGCTCGACGATTCCGATGACTTGGACTGTTCCAGATTCAATCTCGGCCACCATCGTTTACCAAGGAGTGTAAGCATGATTACCCTATTCATCTGCAACGAAACTGAATGCCCTAACACCGGCATCGAGTATCGAATGATTGAAGCCAACCCGACCGCGATGTGCGGCGGTTGCAAAAAGACCCTAATCGGAAAACCAGAACAGGAAGAAGCAAACTAATGGGCAACGTTGAATCACAGCCATACCCTTCACCAGTAAAAGCAAAGCCAGCCCCAGTCAAGGCACCAAAGGCTGAACCAGTCGCAGACGACGCAGAGTAATGTCTGCCGAACTGCCAAAGCCAACCACCCCGACACTCCTGGCACACATCGACAACCGCCTTGCGGTCATTGAAGCACGCCTTGAGATTGTCGCCGACCATGAGTCGCGCATCCGCGAGCTCGAGAAGGCACGTTGGCAGTCTGCATGGATCACTAGCATCTCGACCGCCGTCGCGGTGGCCGTAATCGTCTCACTAATCTCGAGGACAATCTAATGGCGCAATACATCGAACCATTCCCAGCCAGCACTCGCGGAGACGAGTTTGGCAACCTAGCACCATACCGCGAAGGCAGACCGCACCGAGGTCAAGACTGGTCGCCAAAAGCAGGCACAGTCATTCCTGCCATCACCAACGGCGCAATCAAGACCAACGAGTGGTCTGACGGATTGGGCTGGTTCATCATCCAGTCAACCGCTGACGGTCTGCACGTTCTTTATGCTCACCTCGAGGCGCAGCCAAACCTCAGCATCGGGCATTATGTCCACGCTGGAGACCCAGTTGGCAAAGTTGGCAACACTGGCAAGTTCACGACCGGGCCACACCTACACCTCAGCATCGCCTCGAGCAAGAACGTTCACGAATGCCCTTACGACAAGCTCATCGACCCACTGAAACACATCGCCGCTAACCCAGCCCCGAAAAAGGCAGCCGAAAAGCCAGCCCCAAAGGCTCCAGCAAAGAAGAAAAAATGAACCGCATCCTAAAAAGAACTCTCCGTGTCGCATCGTTCGCGCTCGGTGTCGGCATCCTGGCACTTGGTGCTGGTAGCGTTATCGGACTTTCGGCCATCGAGTCTGCAACTTTTGGTGCAGTAATGGCTGTGCTAGGTCTGCTGGGTGCTATAGCATTTACTTACGCCGCTAAGGGAGAAGTCCCAGACTCGGACTTTGACTCGCACATCAACTCGGCCATCGAGAACGTGAAGAGCCAAGACAAAAAGTAAACACGCAAGAATCGGAGAAAACAAATGGCATTTGCCAAAGATTACGTCGACGTTGCTACACGCATTCGTGAGTTCAAACGCGACTACCCGACCGGCTCGCTTCAGCAAGTCAAAGTCGAGTTCCACACGATCGGCGAGCAGACGTTCATCCTTTACGTCGCAGCTTGTTACAGAACCCCCGACGATGAACGCCCCGGCATCGGTTCAGCATGGGAACCAGTACCCGGCAAAACGCCATACACCAAGGATTCTGAGCTCATGGTGGCAGAAACGTCGGCGTGGGGTAGGTGCATCGTTGCAGCTACAGGCGCAGAGACCAAGAACAGCGGTTCAGTTGCGTCGCTCGATGAAGTAAAAGCACGCCAGAAGCCACAGGAGCCTGCTGGAGGCGATTGGATAGCCCGAGCGAATGAACTATCGTTCTCAGGGGACAAAGAGGCTCTACGAGCCTTATACGGCTCTGCAGTGAAGTCGAAAGCATCTCCAGAGATACTCGACGCCATCAAAGCCATCGGCGAGGCCATAAAATAAAAGCCCCTGACGCGGAATCGGAGAACGCGCCAGAGGCATAACCACTCTAACAGAATCGAGACAACAATGAGCAAAGAAGCCATGTCGGCAGTGCTCCACCATTCCAAAGCCTCACCGCACGCCAAACTGGTGCTAGTCGCTATCGCATACCACGAGAACGAGACTGGTGCGTGGATGTCGCAGGCCACACTGGCACGCCTTTGCAACATGAGTGAACGCACTGTGCGTCGGCATGTCGCAGAGTTGCGCGATCTCTTCGAGCTTGACGTGTTGCCAGGAGAGGGTGCGGGGTCTGGTGCTCGAATGACTAACCGTTACTTCATCATCCTGGACTGTCCAGAGACTTGTGACCGGTCATTCACACACAAAGAGAGTTCCGCCGAGGTCATTGCTTTGACCGCATCTCGTCGGGAGCAATACAGGTCAAAACATGCAGCAATAGAGGTCAAAACTGGTCGCAATACAGGTCAAAATGTGCAGCAATACAGGTCAGTACTGTCCTCCAATTAAGTAATTAACTTAAAGAACTTAAAAGAACCATATAGAGAAAACGGAAAAACAAAATGGCAAAAGTAAACATCGCTGGCACAGTTGCTGGAGTACACAAAGAACGCATCGTCTCACTCTGGGAGACTTTCGACGTTCAAGGTCGAGTCGCATACCGCAAGTGGACTATCTGGTTCGACCAGGCACTCGATCTCGAGAAAGACGACTGGATTGAAGTGACCGGTGACCTAGGTAGCAAGATTGGCACTTACGAAAAAGAGGGCGAAGTCAAGACCGTGGTCGAGCACTCAATCAACTCACCGATTCTGGTTCAAGTCAAAAAGGACAAGGACACCACTGGCCCACTCGGTGGACGTCTAACTGCAGCTGAGAAGAACGACAAGTTCGACACCAGCGAGGCACCGTTCTAAATGTCTCAACTGCTGCACTGGTTCGTCGAGGGCATCCCAGTCCCTCAAGGGTCTAAGACGGCTATGGTCGTCAATGGTCGAGCTGTAATGTTCGAAGCCAACAAGAAACACAAGGCTTGGCGCGATCATGTATCAGCGACCATTCCAGCGATGGACACTCCTTCGACGAACCCGGTGCGCGTTGAACTCATGTTCTACTTCAACCGACCAAAGAGCGTCAAGCGTGAGCACATGAGTGTCAAGCCCGACCTCGACAAGCTCAGTCGTTCCATCCTTGACTGTCTCTCAGGCCGTATTGTCAAAGACGATTCACAGGTCGTTATTCTCAATGCGCGCAAAGAGTACACCGAACAATCGCCAGGTGTTTTAGTTCGCGTCTACGAAATCGACTAAGTAACGCTTTGATAACGACTCGCAAAATGTGCTTGCTGGGCATGTCGAGCATCCGTTAGCCTAATCAGGCAACACCAACCAAATAGAAATCGGAGAAACAAATGAGCAAAATGGCTAACGCCTTAGTGGCTTACGAAGAACTTGAAGCCATGTGGAACATTTACGAAGAAGGCTACGACTCGGTAGCAGACCAAGCGTTCATGCGCTACGCAATCACCGAACACACTGCCCACATCAAAAAGCAGCTCGGACTCAACGATGTCGCTTTTGCTGAAGGTGCCATGATCTACGCCGAGTTCCGTGCCGAAGCCGGTGAACTAACTTTCGACTGGTGCGTCGAAGTCAGCCAACCACTGTTCCGCTACTACGAACAGCCCTGGAACGCAGCAAAAAAGTCTCACGAGGTGGCAGCGTAATGAAACTCTTCCTCGAAATGGCAGTAGCCGCATTCATCGGACTAATCATCAGCGCAGCCTTCTGGCTAATGGACTGGAACTACCTATTCGGCTTCACCTACGTCTGGGTATTAATCGGCATCACACTCTC